GCGCCTCTGGTGCGTGGTGGAACACGCACAGGTCCTCGTCGTTCTTGACTCGGAACTGCACGTAGTCATTCCACTGTGCCCGGTAAACGGCCGGAGTCACCGATGGGTCCAACTGAATGTGACCCGTCGTGTCCTCATCGAACAGATTCTCGAGGAAGAGTTGGGTGTCAATAGAGACTCCGAACACTTCTTCGACTATCTGTCGGCTTCTGATGTCGACGGAACGCGCTTGCAGACTGGATTTTCTTATCTCAGCAACAATCTGCGCGTCCCACCAGGTGACTCCCACCTGCTCTTTGTACCAGTCCAGCAGGTCCTCCAGGCGTTCGGGGTCAAACCCCGTGGTCCTTAGCATCCATACGCCCACAGATTGGACGACAGGGCACCCAGGATACTGCGCCAAGTAAGAAAGCCCCTTAACCTGCGCGAGATTGGTCAGCGTCCTGTCCGACGCGCGCAAGTAGTTGTGACCTGCCCAAGAGCAGGTCAACACGCTCTTCCAGGGATTGCAGAGCGTGTCTAGGACGTCTGGGTGAGTAACCACACCGCAGAAGGACGCATGATACCAATACTCAACGTCCACAATTTTAATTGTAAGTCCTAGTTTGAGGTAGTCCTCAGGAGTTGGTTTTCGACTTCCGTTGTGGCAAAAGAGACCGTCATCCCCCTCAACAACACAACGAACAACCGTGGCCCCGCATTTCTGCTTGAGCACAAACAAGTTGAACATCAGGTTAGAGAAGCCATTAAACAACGACGTCGACATTTGACCGGAACTCCTCCGGCCAACGATCCAGGCAACAAATAGCTTGGAATCCAACACTTTCCGCTTGTGTCCGGCTAAGATGTTTTCGACACCCTCTTCAGAGAGCACCGCGGCCAGCATATAACGTGCGAACAACAGTTCGCAAGTTTGCTGAATCGCGGCGACGAAATTTGCCTCAAATGATGAGTAATCGCTACCGAAGACATGCATGCCGGGGAAGGCCACATTGTCCCGGATGAAGGCTGGCCAGTCAGCACGTGGAATTTTCTTGATAAATTCTGGCCTACTGAACAGTTTCTCCTCCATCGCAGAAATGAACCTCCCCTGCAGCACTTTTTCGTAGTCGGTGGGAGAGTGTATTACACGGTGGTAATTTGCAGCATCATAGAACTCACGCTTGACGAAACACTTCTTCGTGAAAAGTTTATGTTTCTTTACCTCGCCCGAGTCCCACTGCTCTTTCGCATTCCGGTATTCTTTTTTCCGCCATTCCGGATGGTTTACTTGCTCGAGCCACTCCTCGAACTCCGGAATTTCGTCGACCCTCAATGGGGTCATGTTG